TTCTGGTCGCACCATGCTTGAACATCGTAGATGTTTGCGCCTTCAATATAAAAATCTACTGCACCTTTAAGCGGTGCGTCATAGGTATGTTCGCTGTTTTTTGCACCACCAACTTCACGATTAATTGGCTCTGGCCTCGAGCCACTAGTAATAATGATTGGCTTGTTGTTAAATGTTAATCTAACTTTCTCTAAAAACTCACAAAGTTTTACAGCAGTTTCACATTGGAAGTGCTTTGTGAAACGTCTTGCTTCTTGATTTAATGTTAATTCACCGTACGTAATGTTTGGAGTTACCTTATATCCAAAGGGGCTCCAGGGGTCAAATGCAATTACATTTTTCTTTGTATTTTCTTCTTTTTTAATTGTATCTACGGGTACATTATCGTTTGCTGTAATTAATTTTTCATTCTTTTTAGCTTTATTTCTGTACTTATCTGCAAACGTATTTAACGTCTCTTCCGAGAGTTGATCTTGCAACCAATTCCAGGCATCGGTTTGATGCTGTTCTTCAACATAATAAGAAGCAGCATCAACCAACTTGATAGACATTGTTTTTACCGAATAACGTAACCGCGTTCTTGAATAATATCAATGCATTCTTGATATGTTTGACGAGTTATGTAGCCATACTCATCACTTGCTTGCCCAATGGGAACTTCTCTATCGGTTTCGTAATAAGAAAAGTTAACTGGAGCACTACAGAAGTTATTTGGATAAGTCCAAAACTTCCAACACTCAAATTTTAAATTTAAAGAACGTGCTTCATCGACACATTCTTGTCTTGTTGGATATTCAAAACAGGATTGACCTGTATAAAGCATCCCATCTGTTTCTTTAAAGAAAGTAACGAGCAGGTCGTTGTTATAAACGACCCGCCACGATTTTGCTGGTCCTAAAGTTCCCGACATAATTATGAGTTGATGAGAACGGTACAGTCGCGTCCGGCACCGGTTAACGTATCTCGATAACCACTACCAGCAGCAGAAGGTGCAGCACACAATCCATTTAATGTAATTGTAAGTCCACTATATGTGGTTGTGCTGTTTGTGCCATCGAGTGAAGCAAACATCTGGAGTGTTGCGTCAACACTTGCTTGGTTAAGTGCACAACCACTTGCCATGAAGTGCATCTCCATCTTCTTGGTTGTACCCGAAGCGCCAAAGGTTAAACCTGTGATGTTTGAACCCTCAATGACACCAGAACGAACAACAGAAGATTGACCTTGAGTAGAACCAGTGATAACTGCAGCCATGCTGACGCTGGTTAAACCAGAGCCAATGATGTGGAAGGCAGGTGTAGTCACTGCTGAAGCACCGTCCGTGTTGTTGCTGTACACGTGAATGTGCTGAAGTGCTCCCAGATCAAGATCGCCTGTAAGGTTCGAACCAAACTCAAAGTACAACGGTCGGTACAGACGTTGACTGTCAGCACCTGTGCTTCCAGAGGTACCGCTCGCTCCCATCCAGACCAGGCTGCTCATATCGAAACCGGTAATAGCAGGCAGCTCCATACGGATTTGGCCGTACCAACCAGTCAATGCGGGGAATTTAGCTGTCTTAATTCCAGTGGCAATAATTGCACCACTGGTGTAACTCATTGCGATACTTTCGTAACCAATCTGCTTAAGCGCAGTTGCGTTCACTTCTCCAGTAAAGGTGTTACCTGAGATAACAACAGTTCCTGTAAGGTTGTTATAACCAGTGATTGCAGTTGCAACTCCAGTTAATGCGGTAACTGTTTCAAAACCATGTGTACCATAACCACGGGTAGAGGTATCACCAACTTGATATAAGGTGTATCCACCACTGATGCAACGCATTCCGGTCATTGAAATGAACGTTGTACCAGAGTTACGCAGACGTACACCAGATGCACCAATGGCATCCATGCTATCCAGATTTAGCTCAACAATAGATGTGTTGGTTCTACCTGTTGCCCAGATCTGTGGTTCAAAGATTCCGGTGTAATTCGATGTAAATTGAATGTGGCCGGATGTTCCAAAAGCCTCAACAGTAAAACCAGATCTTGTATTAGAGAAATTGCCAGTAACAGAAGTAATACCAGACCCTGCAGATTTACCGCCAGCTGCAAGCTGTGTATAACCTGTTACGTTAGTAATACCAGTTGCATCAATAACCCAATCGCCTGAAGTAATTACCTGGAAGTAATTATTGCGCACATCTGTTGTACCCCCAAGGTTTACATAACCAGAGATATTTGGATCGCTGTTCCTACCTCGAATTAGTACATAATCATCAATAAAACCACTGGTTCGAGCAGTATTGTAATTAAGGTAACCAGTGGCTTGACCAAACAGGTCAAATTGTAAATAACCCGAGTTTTCATGTAAGTTCGGGAAGTTACCACTGACTAAAGTTGGATGATCTGCATGGTAATAACCAAGAGTTATATGGTACAGTGAATTACCTGTGATGGACTGAAGACCAGTGGCCTCCATAATAGCTGTACCTGTTGCGTAATTATTGACGTAATTACAGCTTCTAAAGTTATTAATGCGTGTTTCGCAGTAGCCACCATTTGCAGCGCCATTAATCATTCCATGTTTAATTTCACCAGTTGCTTCGTAACCGGGATCACCAGTGGCAATCAAATAACTAGTTGCACCAGTAGCTCGTGCATACACTGCTAAGTTAGAGCTTTGGGAAGCATATCCGACGCTTTCAAGTTTCCCTAAATTGCCAGAGACAAAAGCACCTGATGCATCTGCAGCTACTTGAATATAGTGAGTAACTCGTTTTAACCCTGTTGTTTGAACAACAATACGACCACTTGGAGCATCTACATAATTATAAAGCTGATAATAACCGCTAACAACTTGTAAATTACCAAGTAAACCCGTAACTTTTGATGGCGTAGCAGCATCGCAATAACGAGTGTGAACGTTGAGATAATAAGTGGTATTATTTGTGCCTATTTCATAAGCAGTATTACCAGTTAATGTAATTTGAGCAAGGCTGTTATTACCCTCGGCATACATTGCTATGTATTGGCCAACTTTTACAGCATCACCAAGGGTAATTTTAGCCGTGCCACCATATTTACTTGTGTTTTCACTCTGAACATAAGCTCGCAAATAGGTACTACCGCTCCATGTCCATTGCGGAGCATAAACTTCAGCGTGACCTGAACCAAGCTGAGTAGTACGGTTTGAATAAGCATCTAGATAAGTTACGTTATGAGAATATCCGGTCAGGTTTGGTAAACCAATGTAAGTATATCCACTGCCGGCATTATCGTATGCATAACAGGAAACGCCAACACCAGTTACATACCCACCGTATGTACCGCTAACTGTTGTAAGTTGACCACTTCCAGCAGTATATAAGCTGTAATGCCGAATATAATCAATACTGCCTCCAGTTGTTGCGGGAAGGTTACCACTGCCATCAGCTAAATAAGTGCCACCAGCATACGCCTGAGCTTGGAGCCGATTCCTAACGTGGAATGTATTTAAGTTAAGTGTGACTGTAGAACCGTAATTAACATAACCAGTAATACCATTTGCATCTTGAAGACCTGTGGCATTAAAAGTAAGGCTCTTACCAGTAGCATTTAAGTCAGTATTTTGATAAGGGAAAATATAACCAGCAGTACGGGATGTGCTATTTCCTATATTTTTAAGGGAGCCCATATTCCAGGTAATTTGAGTACCTGCTGGAGCGTAATCTACGTGTTTCCAGTAATTAGTTATGTATCCAGATTTAGCTGTACCATGGTTGTAATTAAAGGTATGGCCAGTGGTGTAGGTATAGGCGTCAATAACACCGCTTAGATGCTCAATATCCCCAAAATCAACAGTAAATTTAGTATTGCTATCGCCAGATGTTGCAGCGTCTGCGAAGAACTTGTGACTATTGCCCCACTGATTCATTCCAGTGGCGTAAATCGAAATATTAGAATCACCCGAATAAATGCGTCCGGAGACAATAACACCAGAGCGTAAGGTGCCAAAGTTACCTGTAAAGGTATTGCCTGTTGTGTAATTCCTGATATACAAATGGCTGGTCATGTAACCACCACCAGTACCAGGGCCACCTGTAAAGGTTAAGTCAATTTTGCCGCTTGTATAAGCATTAATACCACCACTAATATGCGTGATATCACCAAATTTACCTGTAAGTGTTGATTCTGTACCATTTGTGTAGAATTGGTGACTACCGTTCCACATATGCATTCCAGTGGCTTCTAAATAATTAGAGCCGCTGTAGCAATGCTGCCGAACTTGTGCACCAGAAGCCAAGGTGCCGACATTACCTGTAATCGTTGCGGTATCACCGTAACTGTATTGGTAAATGTTGCTGGTCATATAACCACTGCCATTACCAGGGCCACCTGTAAAGGAGTAATTAACGTTGCCAGATGTATACGTATACAGATAACCGCTGATGTAATCAACATCGGCACCAGTAACATTCAGTGTGCAACCAGTCAGTGTACGAAGGTTAATGTTACCGTTAATTTCACGCAGTTCATTGGCAACTAAAATACCTGTACCATCAACGCCACTTAACGAATAAGTCAGTGCATTGCAGCGCCTTAATGTACCTCGGTTTCCGCTGTGGGTATTACCACTTAAATATGTATAGTTATTAAAGTTACCAATAACTTCACCAGAGCCATCGCCACCACCACCAGTAAAGGTGTAATACAGATCGCCAGAAGTATAGAAGTTATGGTCACCGCTCCAGGAGGTTAAATCTGCACCACTAATTGTAGTTGTGCTACCGGATAAACCGTAAGCAGTAAGAGTACCACTGTATTGCTGTAATTTAGGAATATTAATCGTTTGTACTGTATCTACAGCATCGGCTCCCCCGGGATAAAGCTGCATCAGAGCACCCCCATTTTCAGAGGTACCATGAGGGTTAGTACCAGCAGGAATTAATCCAGTTGCTTCCGGTAAATTAATAAGACCAGTCGTGCCGCTTCCTTTTAACTGGGCCACCCAGCCCACGTTTGTTTGTTCTAAATTTAGTGCTTCAAATGTTACGTTTCCACTTTCACTTATGGCCCAAAAAACACATCCACCGTTAGCACCACTATTGCTCCGACCAGCTAAAAATGTTCCTGTTGTTAAGTTAACAACAATATCGTCTGTAGCCTGGAATTTACTCCATCGATTAGCAGAATTTATATATTGTTGAGAAACACCTGTCAAGCAAAGACCACTAAAATTTAGAGAGCCAGAGCTTTTTATATTGATTGCACCGATGTTGCCAATATATGGAATATAAAAATATTCGTTAGAGTTATTGATAACCGTTAAATTTTTACCATCTGTGTTTTGATTAAAATCAAAGCGGTTATAGAAACCACTCGGTTTCGTGAGAGGCGCTCCAGAACAAGTAATTGTTAAATCACCTGTATTTGTTGTTGGTGTACTGACGTATGCGTTTACGCCTTCACTGGCCAGACGAGGAATAACAACACCGGTTGTATTTTGGTGAGTGTAAATATTCCATGTTATTCCTTGTGCTGCAGAATTTGCTGAAGTATTGCCATTCCCAAGGCCAACACCAGTGTGGTTCATCCCGAGAACAACATTTTCCCAGTTAGAACCGGCAAAAAACTTAACGCCACCAACTTGATGGACAGGCAGGAAGTCTTCATAGGGAAGCAATTCGTTATTGCTACTACCGTAATCGGCATGGCCGCTGATAATTACCATACCGGAAACATAACCGGTAAAAGTATTATCTAACCCTTTAAGGCCACCAGATCCATAGTTCAAGAAAACACCAGAATATCCTGCAGCCTGGACAAGATTAGGCGAATAAACTTCACCAGTTACATCGTGTCCACCAGAATAATAAAGAGCAATTCGTGAATTACCGTCTAAACTATCAATTCGTTTTAACGCGCCAAGGGAGAATTTTTTTAATCGATCACTGCGACCTGTAATTTGATAACCAACGTATTCCAGGTTTGAAAAATCTGCTTCAAAATCGGTGCCACTACCCTCTGATGCACCTGTAACAACAATGGCGTTTTTAGTTGCTGTTAAGTTTTTGAATTGAATGTAGCTGGAACCGCTCTCAATAGTAAATGTTGCAGCAGCGTCAAGTGCAATACCAGGGTTACTAACGTAAGCACCCGTGCTGACAGGACCAATCGACAAGCTAGCAATATATTCGTTAGGCAGTCCTAGCTCACCTTCAACCAGTGCTCCACCAGTCGTCTCAAGGCGGAGTTTATCGGGAACGTAACCAACAAAATTGCTGTAGTTAGACATTTTTTTTCAACTTAGAGGGTGACCCAACCTTCAGAAGCGTTTACATAAATCAACCTAAATCTTGCATTCAGGTCATTAAGCGTCATGTCTTCTGCTAATCCCATGATGTTGCTTCCATTTCGGGCAACGGTTCCTGTGGTTGTATTGCTTCTATTAATTATACCAACGTAATCGCCCTGAGACGGTGTAGTTGGAAGCGTTAAAGTAAGGCCGCTCAGTAATACATAGTAAGTACCAGCAACCCCAGTTTCATTTGTAGTCAAACCACTGACTGTGTAAGAGCTTCCGCCACCCCCACCGCCAGTTGCTTCGACCCATGCTGTTGTGCCGTCTCCATTTGTTGACAACACATAGTTGTTTGTACCTGCACTTTGAGGGAAGGAATACAGGCCGTAAGGTCTAATATCGCCAGCCCCAGAAATAATGGTAACGTTACCGCTGCACTTATAAAGTGTTCCGGAAATAACCGAGGTGAAGTTACCGGATGCACCCGTTACAGAAGTAAAGGTGGCTGTTGTACCTGAAATGGTTCCACCTGAAACAGAGGTAGAAGCAGTTAAATCACCAACATCACCAGTTGTGGCAGTTAAAGTTGTCGCTGTAACTGTAGAACCTGTGATGTTGGTGGCATTAACACTTGTTCCGGTGATGGCTGCACCAGAAATCTCAGTTGTGTAAATGCCGGAAACACCAGTAACACTTGTAAATGTTGCTGTTGTTCCAGATAACGTTCCACCGGAAATACTTCCGGTTGACGTTAAGTTGCCAATTGTTCCTGTTTCAGCAAGTACAGTGACACCACTTACGGTTTGACCTGTAATTGAGGTGGCGTTAATACTTGTGCCTGTAATCGATGCCCCTGACAAGAACGAAGTGAAGATGCCAGTTGCACCACTAAAGGTTGTGATATTACTTGTTGTACCAGTAATCAGTGCTCCTGAGAGCAGTGTTGTAAAAACTCCTGTTAATCCAGTGATTGAATTCGCCTGGATGACGCCGCCGCTAAAATTACTTCCGTTCGAAACTAAAGTGGTAACGTCAAGGGTGTAATCAGTACCACCTGAATTGAAAATAATTGTATTAGCTTTAAGACTGCCGTATGCCATTTACGCAGACCACTAATTTTTCCATTATTAACCATTCTACATTGCAAGATTTACAGTAACACCCAACCTTCTGTGCCACCATAGAAAATAAATTCAGTTTTAAAGTTCAAGTCATTAATAACAACATTTTCAGCAAGACCCATAATGTTGCTACCGTTTCGATCAATAACGCCAGTTGTTGAATCACTTTGATTCCTAATAATTAAAAAGTCACCGGTTGCTGGTGTGACAGGCAATGTAATTGTTGTTCCTGTCGTCATTACGTACATTGTTCCAGCAACACCTGTAATCGCACCGGTAACAACTTCAACGCTGTAGTTAGCGGAACCAGCGTTCCATTGTGTTGTTCCGTTGCCTTTACTAATTAAGGTTGCGCCAGAAGTTCCAAGGTTGCCTGGGAAACTGAACAGACCAAAAGGCTGAACATTACCAGCATCAGTAATAACAGTTGTATTGCTGTCTGCTTTAAAGGATGCTCCCGAAACGAGATCAGAGAAGATTCCTGTTTCAGTTGTAATTGTTGTGATGTCACCTTCTGTTCCTTCAAACGTAGGAGCAGTTAAGGTTCCTGTTACTCGAGCAACCGTGATGTTCGCAGTTGGGCCAGAAACAGTGGTACCGCTGATGGAAGTACCTGTAATTGCTGTTGCTCGAACCGAGGTACCGGTAATGGAGGCACCAGAAAGAGTTGTGGTGAAAGTACCTGTTTCAGCAGTAACCGTCCCGAAGTCTGCTGTTGTTGCTTCGAATGTTGTACCAGTGATGCTGGTTACTGAAACAACTGTGCCAATTGTTGTTGTTTGACCTGAAAGATCAACACCACTAATTGTTGTACCTGTAATGTTAGTTGCTTCAACACTTGTACCGGTGATTGTTGCTCCAGAGGCAAGTGCTGTGAATATCCCAGAAACGCCGCTTAAGGTAGTTGTATTTAAATTATCAGCCTGAATTTCTGCACCGGACACCGAAACCGTAAAGGTTCCAGTTATTCCTGTAATCGATTGAGCCTGAAGGACACCACCGCTGTAATTGTCGCCATTTCGAATCCCACTGTTGTAGTCGAAGACAGTATCACCGCCCCCTGAATTCCAAATGAGTTGTTTTATTCTGGCTCGACCGTATGCCATTATTTATCTGTAATTAGTAGTTCTATTCTATTTTGACCAATTATTGCTGGCTCAAAAGAGAAATCAAAGCTTGTTTCTGTTCAGGACTTAATGCGTTTAAAAAATCTTGAACTTCTTCCTCTGGGTTTGATTCAACCACGGGAGGATGTTCATTCTCAATTGGATGACAACAATCGTCATCGCAAACAGCAGTGCAACCTTCTGGTGGAGACCAAATTGAAGTATCGCCATTCCAAACGACACGGTTGATGCACTTACCTTCTGAATTCAAAACTGCGTAAATCATGGGTTACCTCCTTTAGTTACCAGGCCCAAACACGGATGCGGCCACCGCCGCCGTTTCCACCAGCACCTGAATCGCCTTGACCGTTAAACGACGCACCACCGCCGCCACCACCTCCACCTATCGCTGCATTGCCACCGTCACCAGCATCTCCAGTTTGATTTGGAGCGCCACCACCACCACCACTAAGTCCACCGGCAGAAATACTTCCACCTGATTCGCCATCGGTCGACCCAGCGTTATTGGTACCTGGAGCATCAGAAGGATTCCAACCTCCAGGAGTTGCTAGATAACTAGTAGTGTTAAATGCAGCACCGCCACCGCCCCCGGCGCCACACCAGCCTTCATAACCACCAGCAGAAGCGTAAATTTGTTGATAATTAGTGGTGCGGGATCCACCTGGTCCTATATATCTATGGTTATTATAAGCAGAGTCTAAAAGAGCAAATGGGGTTGTGTTGTCGTAAGCATAAGTCCCAGTTGATACATCGTCACCACCTTTGCCTCTTGTTCCAAAACCACTAGTAAGATGAGATCCAAATGATGATGTGCCACCATCTGCACCATCATTACCGTTTGTACTATCCGCTGTAACAGAAGCTCCACCGGTTCCGCCAGCGGCAATAGTAATTGACTCTGTTGATCCTAGAGAACTAGCAGCAAAAATTTTCTTAGTTATAGGACTTCCCCAACCACCTGATCCACCATTGGTTCTAGTATTGGAAGCACCTTTTCTTCCACTAGCGCCACCGCCACCGCCACCTACAACTTCAACTTCAACCCAGGTTACATTATCTGGCTTGGTCCAAGTTCCATTTGAAGTAAACTCTTGGTAATTAAGAGCGGCGCCACCGCCTCCACCAGGAGTTAGATCACTTAGATTTGTCATTCTATTTATGCCAGGTTAATTGTCCAACCTTCAGTACTATTAATATAAGTCATCTCAAACTTGCCATTCAGATCGTCAATTGTCAAGTTTGAACCACTGCCAACAATATTGTTTCCATTTCGATTGACAACACTGGTAATCGTATTGCTCCGGTTAACAAAGCTCAGCCACTCACCTGTTGCAGGGCTTCCGGGAAGAGTAATTGTTGCACCAGAGAAGAGAACGTGCATTGCTCCTGGAACACCAGTGATATCACCAGTAACTTCAACAATAAGTTTGTAACCGCTTGATTCTTCGTAAACGTACCAATCCGAACCACTAGCGATTGAGACGGTAGCTCCAGTTTCAAGTACTGTGCTGCCGATTGAGAAACCGTTTGTTCCGCTTTGAATCAGATACGTTGTTGTTCCTGTTAAAGAATAAGGTGTCTTAAGAATGGCACCTTGAACGGTGTTACCAAAGAAACCAGAGCCACTAGCAAGAACAGAACCTGTTGTTGTTTCTGTAAAGTTTGCAACGGTGAAGTTACCAGTTACAGCAGTAACTGTTACAGCTTCAATTAATGTTCCTGTAATGTAAGCACCGGAAACCTGATCGGTAAATGTTCCGGATACGCCAGTGAGATTTGCAAACAGGCCAGTTTGACCTGTAACTGTTAAACCAGAAACACGAGTAGTAAATGTTCCAGATACGCCAGTCAGGTTTGCAAATAATCCGGTGACACCTGTAATTGTTCCTCCGGAAACACCTGTGAAAATACCGCTTGTAAATGTTCCAGATGTACCGCTGAATGTATTTCCTGTAATTGAGGAGCCACTTAGATAGTTGCTAAAGACTCCAGTCTGCGCATTGACCCTTGTGAAGTTACCGCTGGCACCTGTAACAGTAAAACCAGAAACAAAGGTCAGGCCATAAATTTGGTTTCCTGTTAAATCACCAAAGATACCGGTGATACCGGTTACAGTGCCACCAGAAATTGTTCCGCTAACCGTAAAGCCAGAAGAGATGGTGCCACTTCCACTGACAATTAAGTTCCCACCAGCAACAATGTCACCTGTGGTGGCAATTGTCGGAATATTAATTGTGTCGGTGAATGTACCAGTTAGTGCAGTAAGTGTAGAGAACAGTCCAGTTGTTCCTGTAACTGTCGTTCCTGAAACATGTGTAAATGTTCCAGAAACTCCGGTGACATTAGTGAAACGTGCAGTAACGCCAGTAACGATTGCACCTGAAACAACATCGGTAAAAACACCGCTGATGCCTGTGACGTTAGAGAACCGAGCAAAGTCTCCGGTAATAACAGCGCCGGATACTTGTGTTGTTGCAACTAATGTATCTGTTGTGATCTGATCGAATAGACCAGTAACACCCGTAATGGTGCCACCAGATAAATAAGTGAAGTCACCACTAACGCCAGTAATCAGTTCGACAGAAACACTGTCGCCAGTAATTGTTGCGCCGGATAAATAAGAAGTAAATGTTCCTGATACACCGGTAACAATTGTTGCGTTTAAGGTGTCACCAGTAATCGATGCACCAGAAACACGGGAAGTAAACGTACCGGAGATACCGGTAATCGTTGTTCCCTTAACGGAGTCACCCGTTACGGTTGCACCAGAAACAAGTGTTGTGCCAACAATGTTGGTACCTGTGATGTTGGTACCAGAAATATTAGATATGTTTGCGTTAGTTCCCGTCAGGCTAAATATAGTTCCTGTTCCAAAAGAAACAGTGTTGCCTGTAATTGTTTGTCCGCTAAGACGAATAAAATTACCTGTTCCGATTGTTGCTAAATCGGAAAGTAAGTTTGTGATATTACCGGTAGAGGCATTGATGTTTGCCCCTTGAATAATGTCACCGGTAATCGTTGCACCGCTTAAAGTGCCCTGTACTTTTGCATCACCGGTAACAACCAGATGTGCAAATGTACCTGTACCACTGACCTCAATGTTTTCAGGGTTAAAAGTACCGCTGACTGTTAAGTCGTTGGTAATAATTAAGGAACCAGCAATGGTTCCACCGGTAATTTGAAGGTAGTAGCTATTAAAGTATTGTTTTGTGGCTGCAAAAGTAAGCTTCTTATTTTTTAGACCAGGGTCTACTTCCGCTACATCAACGACCATCAAAAGATCGTCGTCATCAATATTTGATGACAAAATAGCTGGTAATTCTGTTACGCGCCTATTAGCCACCTACTAAACCAAAAAGCCTATAAATTGAATTATAGGCGATCTTTATTCAGCTTATTTTACACGTATTTCAATTTTTGGGAGCAAGTTAGAAGCAAAACTCCAGCCTGCTTGCAGGCCAACAACCATGCCACAAGACAAAGCAAAAACCAAAATTACTTCTGCAACGGTGAGATTTCTGCGGACATAAACAACTTCAGGTTGGACGGGTGCTACCGCTACTTGTTGTTGCTGAAGCTGAGCGTGTTGAGCGCGTTGCTCCATGACTTGCCTGATGGCATCCTGACGAGCTTTTGCCTTAAGCGCCTCGAAATACTCTGGCGTTATTTCCGGCTGCTGGAATTGAGCAGGCTGTTCCACAGGGGGGACCGATGCAACAGGCTCCTGGGATTGAGGAACGCCTTCCATTTAACTAACGAAATCTTTTCCCATACATTAGCATTTAAACAAAACAAAGCGAGACATGCAGTACGGAATTCGGAAAGGATTGGAAGACGTAGCGCATGAATTAAAAGCGATCAAAAATGCGTTAAATTCAATATGGCATAGCCAACAAGGAGATAACCCGCAAGAGTTGTCACCTGAATTATTTACTGACGAATACATCTCAACAGAAGAATGTGCTCGTCGTCTCCAGGTTTCAGATCAAACCATCAGGAACTGGATTGCCATCGGCAGAAAACATCCTGATAAGGGCTGGAAAGCTGGTGTGCATTACGTCAACGTTCGTCCAGAGGAAAAAAAGAAAGCGTTGATTCGGGTTCCATGGAATCGCCTGGTTCAATCCTTTGCAAAAAACCGAACGATTCAATCAGAAGATTTCCAAGAACGAAAACCCAAGTACAAGAGAGAAGGTCTGAGTGAACAGCACGATAAGCGTAATGGCACATCGGTTTAAAGACATCGACCTGTCACTGATAACGGTTGAGAATCACAGGGAACTGCTACCCAGTTCCTTGTCTCTCCAGGTTGAAATGTTTTTGCCTCCTGAAGGTTCATTTGACGACATCTGTTTGCGCCGATATTTAGAGAATGTTCGCAACTATGAAGAAGAAGATGAGAATTCAAACATGACGCTGGCCAATCGATTGCGTTTAGCCTTTAAAGATATGGAGCCTGACACAATCTGCGGTAAGTTTCCTTCTGCGGAACTTCCTCTTAAACGTCGGTTACGTTGCGTGGCGGAATATCTTATACGTTCTGGTGAATTTGACAAGCTAAAAGACGAAAACGGAAAACTAATTAAAAAAAGAGGTAACCTCGGCAAGTTGGTTGTCATTTACAAACCTCTGCCTAAACTTCTAGAATCCCTGGTAAAGCACGGTCTAATAAAACAGTGAATCGTAGAGAAAAATTAATTGCTGCAGCCCTCAATGGAGCTGAAGGTAGCATCGCTGAAAAATCCCTCGATACCGTCGTCAGGTTGGTATTGGGTGATATGGGTGAACAATACGTAAAAATGTGGGCAGCAGAAGGACCAGGGGTGATGGTGTTCCAGCCCCAAAACCGTGAGCGGTCCATGTTTTTCTGGACCTTGAAAGAAATCCACGCTGCTCAAGAAGATTGTGAGCGCAGTAACGAAGGAGACATGGCTGAATCATTTCGCCGCATTCTTGCTGCAGCACAAAAAATTGATCCAGAAGAAAAAGCTGGTTACATCATCAATGATGCAGAAGGGATTCGTTATTTTGAAGTCGACTACAACAAAGAGTCTGAAAAGTAATGGCAATACCCGATATCAGAAAAGGTCTGAGGGAAGACCTTGAGCTGATCTCAAGTTGGGACTTTATTACTTCTGCAAATGAAGTGATGGGCAATATTGATTTAGATGTTGCTAGTTCCAAGGTTGCCAATAAACACGTCCAGGCAGATCAATTTTTTACACCATCCGATGATGGTTTAAATTGCCAGGATTGGTTCGGTAAAGTTTATCTGTTCCCACCAGCAGGTGCTTACTTCTGGGATAAAAAACAAGATAAATGGAAAAAAACAAGGGGTAGCTCACCAAGCTTGAGATCATCCCATGCTGTCTGGTTCTCAAAACTTTATAAAAGCTGGCTTGACAATGATATTGAGCAGGCTATTTACTTTAGTAATTGTCCGGACATGATCCGGTACGAGCAAAAGATATTTGATTTCCCTGTGTGTATTCCACGTACAGTGCCAATGCTTTTAAAAAATACTGCAGAAGGTGTGAGCAACCACAAAACCTGCACATCTGTGATTGTTTATCTGCAGCCTAAGTGGGATTGCGGACAAGCAACGCAACGATTTATCGACGTTTATTCCGAGAAAGGTCGAGTTTTGGCCTGATTTTTATTTATACTGTGTACTTCGATGCAATAAGGGAATGTCCGTATTAGCGGATTGGGAGATCAGGGATCTGGCGGTTGAAAAGGATATGATCTCTCCTTTTGTTGACCATCTAGAAAGTGAACGTGATGGCAAAAAAATTCTGAGCTACGGCCTGAGTTCGTATGGATACGACATTCGGTTGTCTCCTGAACAATGTCTTGTTTTCGGCAAAATTCAAGCTGGCGATTGCGACCCAAAAAACTTTGATCCTGATATTCTTAAGCCCACCGAACTCCTAGAGGATGAACAAGGAAAGTACTTCTTGCTACCTCCATATGGTTATTGCTTGGGTGTGGCTCAAGAGCGGCTTAAATTACCTCGAGATGTGACCGTTGTTGCAGTTGGTAAATCGACCTACGCTCGATCTGGCATTTTGGTCAACATCACACCAGCAGAGTCTGGCTGGGAAGGTTACTTGACCCTGGAGATCAGTAACTGCACAGGACTCTTCAACCGTATTTATGCGGATGAAGGTATTACTCAGCTCTTGTTCTATCGCGGCAAAAACTGCTCCGTGACTTACCAAGACCGCAAGGGTAAGTACCAGAACCAGAAGAAGGAAGTGGTCTTCTCTAAAGTTTAGTAATAAGGCTTCCCACCAAATGGCTGGGGTTTATCCGCGTAGCTAACGCTCCCTCCCCGGCCAATTCGGTCACCTAAACTTGGGAGTTCTGTTCCAGCGATCGAGGCAATTCCTCTTGGGGTTTTACCTCTGATCGTTGGTTCTGCAATACCAGCCCGCTGTTTGTATTTACCAGCAGCTTTGGCTGATTTCATAAATCTGGCAACACGCCTTTGTTTATCGTTTACTGATTCAGCAGAAGCTCGAGCGTCTTCATCAACACGACGCAAGTCTGTGTCATATAAGCGTTCTGGATTTAAATCAGATACTTCAACACCAGAAGAACCCGAGTCCTGCCTGGGATCGTAAGTAGGATCAAAGAAACTTGCCATAGTATTATTGTAAAAGGAATAAATCAAGTAGCAAAAATGGATGCCGTAGGTTTCTTAGGCTCTTTTTTAGAAGATAACGACGAAGTTAAAAATCGCTGCTTAAGTGAGTTAGATTTTGGCCAACCGTTGGCAAACGAAGAAAATGATGTACCCTTATACGATATGTATAATCGTGGGTTAGCAGCATGCGAACAAGGGTTGGAGCGAAAGAATCTGCACCTGGAGGGAATGAAGAGACCTGGTCAGACGGGTTACATCCCGAGCGTGGAGGAAGCAGCAAAATATCCGGGAACGGTACCCATGCCCGTGGGGCGGCTCCAGAATCTACCTCCAGCCAACATTACGACCGAGATGCTCCTGTCCCAGAAAAGACGTGGTTTGACCCGGTAGAGGAACTCGACAATCATCTTTTGTCTGATTGCCCAGGGGGAGTCTGTCCTGTTCCCTGGGCTGTTGCTCAAGAAGAACTCGCCCCTGGTGTTACGACGACGTTAGATATTATTGTTGACAACGTTAATCACCCTGACCATTACGCAGAAAATGGCTCTATTGAATGTATAGAGGCAATTGAAGCGCAATTAACCAAAGAAGAATACAGAGGGTATCTGAAAGGAAATATTGCAAAATATGTCTGGAGAGAAAAAAAGAAAGGGCAAACCGAATCGCTAAAGAAAGCTGAATTTTATCTCAAACGTCTTATTGAACTAGACGAGAGTATTTAGTAAGGCAGAAACGGATCTTCCGAGTCGTCGTCTTCTTCCATCATGTAGGCGGCGGCTAACTCTGCAAGTTCAACGTCTGTGGGAGTATCAAATTCAATTTTGATATTTTCAGATTCCAGGATTTGTTTTACTGCCTGCCATTCCATCATGCGCTGGTGGAACAAATTCAATAGTGCTGCATGCAGTTCTTCCCAGGTCATCTCCTGAGCTTGCAGCTCAGCACGCCGCATGGAAAACTGCAACTCTAAAGGTAACTCGTATTCACGAGGTTCTGCTGATCTCTCCATGAATCACTCTTGTTGTTCCGTTAATTTATTCTAAGTCCATTCGTTGTCAAGCTCTGGATCTAGCTCAAAGAGAAAATCCGACGCATCCATTTCAAAATGCGGAATCCAGGGGCTGTCAGCAATGTCAAAATCATTTGCAAACTCAGCCAAGACATAAGGGCTAAGGCTTTCTTCTAGCTTTCTGATTGCCCTGACTTGATGTGGTGCAGCTGAATAATTACGGAACGCAGTTAATAAAATCTCATTGGAAAGCCATGCATTGCCTTCCAAATCTTCCAAGAATAATTTGATTTCTTCCCTACGGCGATCCACAAGATTGCCAATGACGCGATAGTTAAAATCAAAAATCCATCTGGAGAACTCAATGGCGACACCATTCCAGTTCTCATTTCCAATACAGTCGACCAGTTCGCTGTAGAGGAAAGCCTCCCAACCGACTGAATGTATAAATGAAATCAAGGCATGACGCATGGAATCGTCGAGCCTTAAATTAATTGTATCTAAGTCTGCGTTAATTGCTTCTACTTCATTAATCAAGTATTCCATTGCTTTCTCTTCAGTGCATAGTTGCCCCGCACACACTGGAGAACCGTCTGGATAAAATTGTGTTCCGTACCCAATTGAATACGGCGAACCACCTGTTTCTACATCTGGGTATGCCTTTTCGTTGTAGCCCTGGAATTTGCAGATTAAATTAATTGCAGGCAAATAATCTGACATGAGGGCAACTATTGTTACCCTCAATCATACATAATTTATTTACCCTGACCGCGTGTCTTTTTACGGCCATGATTTGGCTTGGAATGCTTTCCCTGGCCTTGTTTTGTTTTTTTGGGAGGCGCTGATTGGAAAGTAGTTGAGTTCTTGCGCATGGTTCAGAGAATGAACATCACCACTTTACCTTGTGGGACCAATAACGTGCAGAAAATTTATCAGGATTGCTATCTTGGGCATTATGGCGAGCGTAGTATGACTTCTTACGTGCTTTCTCTTTGGCTGTCTTCGGATTCTTACCGGCACCCTCAACACCCTGTTGACCGAAACGAACGATCTTTTCTTCGCCGTCTTTACAGGCTTTTACGACGTGTGATTTAGTTGGATGCCCTGGTGTTTTCCG